TTACTCAGTATCTGTCAGCGCCATCCTTTGGAACGGTTCCAAACGTTATTGGATTAACTCTTTCAGAAGCTGTTACAAGAATCCAGCAGGCTGGGTATTCAAACATATCGTATGTTACAACTTCAGATCCAAATAGAGTTTATCAACAGATCTATGCACAGAACCCAGTTTCTGGAACAGCAGCACTTGTCAATACTCAAATTGAAATTAGATATTCAGACTATACTGGCTCAATTGCAATTCCAACAAATACAGTACTGCCAACTATTACATATGACAATCTTTATGTAGGTTCAAGATTTGCTGCAGTTCCTGGTTCATGGACAGACAGCCCTACGTCGTACTCATACCAATGGTTTGACTCAAATGGCAACAACTTTATAAACGCTACAGGAGCAACCTTTACAGTAAATACTTCAGCGGTATCCAGATCTGTAAGACTTAAGCTTGCTGCAACAAATGCGGTTGGAACAAGCGCTTATGTTTCCGCAGTAAACTCTTATGGGCCAATTAAGAATTTATTGCAGCCATCAACCATTGAATATTCTTTAACAAATCCAAGACAATCAAATCAGATAAACGTACGTTTTTCTGGAGGAGACTCACCATTCTACTTTATTGGAATTTTTAAGCCAGGAACAACTTCTTATGTCACAACAAGAATTGTTACAACAGAGTCTGCTGCAATAACTGGCTTACAGCCTGGAACAAACTATTACGTACAGATATTTGGAAACAATAACAATGAGTATTCAGCTGCTTCAAAAACAAGCGATGTTTTGTCAACAATTTGGCCAGCTGCTTCAGCAACACCAGTATTAAATACCGCTACAGCAAGCGCAGGGTCTATAAGCTTTACAGCAACAAAAGGATCTAATACTGGAGCACTCTATTTGATTTTGCAAACAACTGGAGGAGCTACGGCACCAAACGCAGTAGGTCAATATTTTGGGTACGACCAATCTACTAACAGCGTATCTGGCTCTTACAGTACTGTTGATATTCCTTCTGGAACATACAGGTTGATGGCATATGGCTGGAATGAAGATTATGGAAACTCTATTGTTGGATCCTCTGTACAACTAACTATAAATGGTGTAGCATAGGAGTATCATGTCGTACTATCTTAATGTAATAAAAGACAATCCGCTAGGCCTTTGGCCATTGGATGAGTCTACATTTACAACGGCAAATGATATTTCTGGGTGCGGAAACAATGGAGCATATACTGGAACATTTAGCCCAAACATTATGCCACTTGTTTATGGAGGTGCATTTGCAACTAAGATAACAGACACTTCCTACATCACATATTCTGTCAATAAAAATTTCTACAAGAATGCTGGGTACGGAGGATTTGCCACATCTAATTACTCAGATAATGATTTTTCTATAGAAATTTGGTTTAAGCAAAAGATTGGAATGGTTGCATCAGTTCCAATTTTTGCAGACTCTTCAAACTCTGTTGGACTTTTTTATGAGGACGGCAGATTAGTGTTTGATCTTGGTGGAGAAAAGTTGACGTACAAGCTTTCTTTTTCTGAAAAAGCAATGCATATTGTAGCAAGATATAATGTTCATACTATGGACTTATACATAGATGGAAGACCTATGGCATCAAAATCTATCTACGGGTTTAAGTTTTTAAATTCAAATATTGAATTTAAGTCTGGCCCTACATCAAGTAATACGGACAGTTTTCTGATAGATGCGCCAGCAGTATACAGGTATGGATTGTCCCCAGTTCAAATTTACAAGCATTATCATGCTGGTTTAGATCATACACAGCCAATTCACATTGTTGCCCCAGATGATGGAATCCTTTTGGGTTTGCATGGGCAAAACGTTTCTCCAATATTTGTTTATGAATACACAAAAGATTCTCAATGGCAACTGTTTTTAGATGAAAATACATATTATGACGAAAAAGAAAAATACATTAGCTTTAATCAAACAGATGTTAGCGTTTCAAAACAGTTTATAATTAATGATGTGTTCCATGTTCCTTCTGGAATTCCAATATCTTCTTCAAAAATTGAATGGCGGGGAGATAAAAATATAACAGTTGAAACATCTGTAGACGGAATTACATATCATAATTGTATTAATGGTTCATATGTAACTGGATTCAGTAAGCAGCTTTATGATGGCAGCACTACAGTTTATATAAGAATAACAATGTCTACTGTGGATTGCTCAAAAGATCTTCCAAGACTTTCTTTATTTAGGATTTCGTTTTATTCTAAAAAAGAGCTATATGCTCATAACTATGGATATTATGCAGAGTCAGACAAAGAGTATGACTTTGCAAACTTTAGCTATCCAGTTCTAATTAGACACCCAAACGTTGGTTTGAAGACAAGAGGTTTTGGCGGGTTTAAGGTTGCAGTAGATCAAGAGGTTAGATCTCTTGAGTTAATGTTTACCCCATCTTCAACCGCAGACAATACCATATTTTATTCTGGACTGTCTGGGTCTTATCCAGAAACAAAATTGGGCTGGAACGGCTCTGGGTCTATTAAATCTAATATATCTAAGGTTTATATAAATGGGGTAGATAAAACATCTTCATCTAACCTTAAAAATGAATTTGTTATAGGCGAACCACATCATGTATTTATTGTCTTAACAGATCCAGTATTAAATGATCTTCAATTTAATTATATTTCCTCGTCAAATTTTGGTCCCCCATGCAACTACCAAAACCTCGCCCTATATAAATATGAGGCTTTGGAGCCAATGATTTTAAACCACTATAATCTATATTGTGGAAAACCAGCAGTATCAGTAGCAGATTCGTCAATGGAATTGACAGAATCTTCAGTATCAACCTATAACCAAGACTATTTAATAGTCTCAAGCGCCTAATTTTGTCATTCAGGCTGACAAGATATGGACTTATATAACATGAAATGGTAAAATAAAACAATGGACATTAAAAGCATGAAAAAGCAGGTCATCGAAGAGACGACCTTGGGGATATACGTATGGGAAATGCCAGATGGTCGCTGGATTGGCGACGACGACGGGAACTTCCTTTCTGTAACATCTATGAAGAACAATCGTGTAAAGATGGATATGCTTGCTAGAGAAGTCCGCTCTTATGGAATTTATGAGGGCCAACCAAAATTCCTTTCTGGTCGTAGAAAGATTGACGACGAAGAATTTGAATACCAAAAGCAAAGACTTGAGTGGGGACTAGTCCCAGACCAGCTAGATATTGGTGTCTATAAAGACGAAATGAAAAAGGCGGGCAACCGATGAAAGCTCAATACGAAGAAGACACAGAGTCTTTAGACAACGAAATCAGACTAAGCACATATGCTGATATGGTTCGTTTTACAAAGGCTCAGGAGTCTGGATCTCCAGACGAGTTTAAGATTTCTGCAGAAGAGATGCAGAAGATGTCTGGAATGTCTCCAGCATTTAGACGTAAGCTTAGCAGAGAGTTATCAAAAGCTTTTACTGGAAAAGATGGGGCGGAAACACAGCAGAGCCTTCTAGCACAGGCAATCACAGGGTATGCATTCCTTGATGTTATTGAGCCAGTATACAACCTAGAATATCTTTCAAGACTTTACGAAATCTCTACATATAATTATGCAGCATGTAACGCTAAGACCTCAAACATTGTTGGTCTAGGATATCAATTTTTAGAAACAAGAAAAACAAACGATGCGCTTGATGGAATCAGCGATGATAAGCAACTAGAAAGAGCACGTAGAAAGCTTTCAAAGCTAAAGCAAGACCTTCAAGATTGGCTAGATCAATGCAACAGCGAAGACACATTCCAAGAAACTTTAATTAAGGTTTGGACTGATTACGAAGCAACAGGTAACGGCTATCTAGAAATTGGCAGAACTGTTCGTGGAGATATTGGATATATTGGTCATATCCCTGCAAAGACAATGAGAGTTCGCAGACTAAGAGATGGATTTGTTCAGCTTCTTTTTGGAAAGATTGTTTTCTTTAGGAATTACGGAGACCAAGAAACTCCTAACCCAATCTTGGGCGGGAATGACAGACCTAATGAAATTATTCACCTTAAGAAGTATACTCCAGTAAATCAATATTACGGAGTACCAGATATTGTTGCAGCTCAGAACTCTTTAGCTGGAAACGAATTTGCTGCAAAGTACAACCTAGACTACTTTGAAAACAAGGCGGTCCCAAGATACATTATTACAGCAAAGGGAGCAAAGCTTTCACCAGAGTCAGAAAGAAAGCTTCTAGAATTTTTCCAGGTAGGTCTTAAAGGAAAGAATCACAGATCCCTTTATATTCCTCTTCCAGCAGATACTCCAGAATCTAAGGTTGAATTTAAGATGGAGCCAATTGAAGCTGGAACACAGGAAGGCTCATTTGATAAATACCGTAAGGCAAATAGAGATGAAATGCTATTGGCTCACCGTGTACCAATTAACAAGGTTGGAACTCCAGAGGGAGTTAATTTAGCAGTAGCCCGTGATGCGGATAAGACATTTAAAGAGCAGGTTTGCCGTCCAGCACAGATGAGACTTGAGAAGAAATTAAATGCAATTATTGAAGAGAAGACAGACGCTCTAGTAATTAAATTTAATGAGCTCAGTCTTACTGATGAAGATACTCAGTCTAAGATTGACGAAAGATATTTGAGAATGCAGGTTATTACCCCTAATGAAGTTAGAATTAGAAAGGGTATGATCCCTCTAGACGGAGGAGACGAAGTCGTAGATTTAAAGGGTGACGCTGCAGCAGAGCAAACAGCTCAGGCTGGAAAGACCAGAGCCAGAGATGCAGAAAGAGCAGCAAATTCCCCAGATAAATCTGGAGAAGGTAGAAATGCAAAGGGCGACGGAAGGCAAGTAGAATAAGGATTTTAGTCAATCATTATTTGCCTTTTTAAGCACAGATTGATAAACTTTATATAGTATGAACATTGAAAAAACAAATTGGTCGAGTAATGGCAATCGCCTGTCTATAGGCGTACCATTCAGCAAGGTCAATAAAGAGAATAGAACTGTTTCAGGTTTTGCTACATTGAACAATGTAGACCAAACAGGCGATGTTGTCACAGCGGAAGCGAGCCTTAAAGCGTTTGAAAACTTTAGAGGCAACATTCGTGAAATGCATCAGCCAATTGCCGTAGGCAAGATTTTGTCATTTAAGTCAGAGACTTTCTTTGATCCAATCTCAAAATCATTCTATGATGGAATTTGGGTGAGTACATACATTTCAAAGGGTGCACAAGCAACTTGGGAGAAAGTGCTTGATGGCACTCTTTCTGGTTTTTCTATTGGCGGTAGAATTAATGATGCAGACACAGAAGTAAACAAGTCAAATGGTGAGTCTGTAAGATTCATTAAAGATTATGATCTTGTTGAATTGTCTCTCGTTGACTCTCCAGCAAATGAACTTTGCAATGTTCTTTCAATTGAAAAAGTAAATGGTCAATTGGTATTTAAGGGTCTTGCAGCAGAAACATTGGCGGCCAATGTGTTCTTCTGTGAGTCAGATAACATTGTTGTTTCAGAAACTGTTGAATCTCGTGATTGCACAGCATGCGGCAATTCAATGGAGATCATTGGTTGGGTTGAAAACAATGAAATTAATAAGGCGGACGCAGTTCGTTATGTATACGAACAGCATGTAAATAAGATTTCTAGTTCTGCAAATGAACTTGAAAACAACACCGAAGT